CTGCCGAACCGCAAGATCAACTCTGTCGTCGTGCGCCTCGACGCCACCGACACTTACACGGTGATGTTCAACAAGCGCACGAACATGGGCGTGAACATCAAGCAAGTGTCAAGCGAGTCCGGCGTCTATGCCGACAAACTGCGCGCTGTCTTCGAACAACACACGGGATTGTTCACGAGCCTGTAAGATTAACGGCACCGAGTATGCTATACTCGGTGCACACCAACAGAAAGCAGAGAATGACAGCACGCAAATCCTGGGACGAGATCATGGAACGCAAGCACATCACGCGCATGAATCGCGACGACAAGACCGTCGACAAGATCGAGCGGCTCGAAGCGAAGGCACTGCCGCTGATCGGCGAGCTATGCAGAGAAGGCAAGACGGTCTACTATGTAAACTGTCACCCGCTCTATAAGGGAAAGACCCGCGAAGGCACGCAGGCCGATCTGTTAGCATTCCTGATCCGCAATAAATACGTGATCTGATGCTGACCGTCGAACGCCTGCGCGAACTCCTGATCTACGAGCCCGACACCGGGCTTTTTACTCGACGCATCACCGTCAGCAACGCTAGGGGAGGTCGGGCCGGTGAAGTCGCCGGAAGCATTAACGGTGCTGGCTATGTGTACGTCAACGTCGATGGGAGCAAGCATCTCGCGCACCGCTTGGCATGGCTCTACATGACCGGCGAATGGCCGACAACAGGCGTTGACCATAGAGATCATGACGAAGTAAATAATCGCTGGAATAATTTGCGTCTCGCAAACCAGTCGATGAACAACGGCAATGCCTCTGTGCACGCAGACAACCCATCAGGCGCAAAAGGCGTTAGTCATTCGCAGCGACTCGACAAGCCGTGGAAAGCGCGCATTCACAATCGACATCTCGGTCACTTCGCCACAATTGAAGAAGCGAAAGCGGCCTATGACAAAGCGGCCCGCGAAATATTCGGAGAATTCTTTCGCCCGTAGTTGCGTTACGCCGAAACGCCATGCTATAATTCGTCATCGCAACGAATTAACCTAGAAAGCAAATCATGGCATACGTAGACCAACAGAAGAAAGCAAAGATCGCAACGGCACTGAAGGCAGTCATGCCCAAAGGCTGGAAATTTTCTCTTGCTGTCAACAATCATTCGACCATCGTTCTGACGATCTCGGCTGCACCTGTCAACCTGATCGCAGCGCTCGTGCCGAGTGAGTATCGCAAACCCGAGACGATGACGTATGCGCAAATCTATCACAAGCGCATCGACGAATGTTTCACCGATGCCGAGATCACCGCGACGTTTGAAAAGATCAGCGAAGCGTTGAACCTCGACAACTTCGACAAGTCCGACAGCATGACCGATTATTTCCACGTCGGACACTACGTCGACATCAACGTCGGCAAGTGGAACAAACCCTTCGCAGTGATCGCGAAATAAAAAAGAAAGGCGCACCGTTACTCGATAACGGTGTGCTATACTCTAGGCTTCAGCAACCCGGAAACAGAAAGCAGACCATGACCGCAGCAAACAAACCCGCAGGACAAATCGAATGGCGCGACGACTCTGGCCGCAAGCATTGGGCAGAGTTCTTCACCGCCGCCGCTGATTCCTGGGGCGCGCAGAACGGTTTCCCCTTCGAGATCGCTTTCAACAACACGGGCGAAAAGCGCTTCGCTCGCGTCTTGCAGACCGTCGTTCACGTCGCAATCGACGAAGACGAGAACGGCAAGCCCGTCGTCGACAAGTGGAACGCGAAGCGCACTGTTTACGCCGCCAACTAAAAAGAATTTGCACCGTTACCCGATAACGGTGCTATAATCTCTACACACCAACAGAAAGGCACAAAATGCAAATCGGACAAACAGTCAAAGGCGCGAAAGTCGGAACCTTCTTGATCCTGGGCTTTCGCGTGATCGGCAACGAGAAGTATGCGCAACTCAAAGAAGTGTGCCCGGTGACAGGCCGCAAAATGCGCGGAGAGATCGCGCTGCCGGTGTCGGCACTCAAATCCACAAACTGAAAGAAAGACGACAATGCTTTTCAAACTCGGCAAAGAACAGATCGCACAGCGCGACGCAATCGCGGTGAAGATTCAAGAGCAACGCGAAGCGGTCGACACCGCTGTCGTTGCCTTCAATGATGCGATGACCGTCGCACGCAACGAACTGCAAGCGGCACTAGACATCTACAATGAAGCGCTCACTGAAGCGAAGGCATTCGCCGAAGATGTCGCGCAGAATTGGGAGAATGATTTCGAAGAGAAGTCCGAGCGGTGGCAAGAAGGCGAGAAAGGCGAAGCAGTGCGCGAGATGATCGAAGCATGGCAGAGCGTCGACCTCGACGAAGCCGCAATCGACATGCCCGACGCCGAAGTCAGCTTCGACGATGTCGAGATGCACGACGAAGTATTGAGCAACCTACCTACAGAAGCATCATGAAATTTCGCATCAACAAAGACGCAAAGAACAACGCGAGCCGGTTGCTCGACTCGGTCAACGTGCACCAGTACGAGAACGGGCGCGTGAGCGTCACAGGCCGCATCAGCGGCAGACAGGCACCGTGGGAGGGTAGTCTAGGCACAAGCGTCGTCTTCGACGATCTCGAAGCCGAAGCATGGTTGCTCACGCAAAACATTGATTGGATTCGATACGGTCGATGGCTCGACGCAGCACGCGCAGAGCAAGCGCAACGCGATGCCCAGGCCGAAGAAGATCGCAAGCGTCGACAGGAATCGACGCGGCAAGAGATGGCAATCGTGCGCGCAGCAGAACAGAAGTTTGCCGTCGCAGTGCGCGAAGGCGTCATGCAATTCGACCCGCTGCCGCAGATCGCGAGCGTCCCAGGTGAAGACGGGCGCAAGTGGGTGCAAGCCTGGGTGCTCGTGGAGGTGCCCGCATGACATGGCACCGCGCCAAGTACGCGCACGGGCGGTACTTCTGGGGCAATTACACATGCCAGAAGGAACATTCGCGCCTGGGTGACGTGTGGACACTGAAGTACAACGGTGTCGAAGTCTCGCAGTCGACGACGTTTCGAGCGGCAAAAGAAGACGCCTACGAACATTTTCAGAAAGCGCTTGCGACGTTACGCAATAACGGGTTATAATTCGTCATCGCAACGAAATTCGAAAGACGCAAAATGAACCTGATCCGAATTGTCACCTCCATTCGCACCGCCCACATCTGGGTTAACGGCTTCGAGCGTGCAGCGCTCGCCGCCTATCATCGCCAAGTCGGCGAAGTCGTTCACGCTGTTTACAAGGCGTAAAAATAAATGCGCCGTTACCCGATAACGGTGCTATAATTCTTCCACACCAACAGAAAGCAGCAAATGACCGTGATCTACACCGCCGAACAAACCGCCTCGATCTTCTTCGCACTGACCGAAGCCGAGATGGGCAACAACGGATACGCCAACGTGCCCACGCTCGACACCGTCGTCGTCGACGCTCTCGCAATCGCCGGTTTTCGCGTCACCGCTGCAACTGACGGCTTCGGCTGCGCATGCTCACGCGTGTTCACGCCGAAGGGATGGGCAGCAGCAGTCGCCGAGCACAACGCACGCGGTGCGGCTGTTCTCGCGAGCTTCAACCGCGCACCTTCGTTCGACTACGAAGGCGCAATCCTGGCGCGCAACGACGCGCACCTCTTCGCATGAACCACAAAGGCACAAGCATCATGAGCGCACAAACTACCGCCGAACGTCAAGCACTCTATCGAGCCCGACGCACTGTCGAAGGCAAGACGGAAGTGCGCGGCATCTACTTGCTGCCCGAGCAACACGCACTCCTGCGCGCATACGCTCGAAGCCTGTTCGCCGCATCTCTCAACCCACGCATGCAAACCACAGAAAGCACGACATGAAACCCGCATCAGCTATCCAACACCCGAGCGAAAGAAACCGCAGCATGCCCGATGTCAAGGGCATGATCTTCATGCCTGCACACATGGCCTTGACGTTCGTCGACGCACCGATGATCGGCGTCAAGCTCGGTGACAAAGGCTTCTGGCCTTTGCATCATCCGGACCATGAAGAACTTAACGGACGACCCGCAAGCGATGCGGTGCTTCGCTCTGCGTTGCAGGCGTCCATGTTTGGATGGGACGCACCGTGTGCACGTGAAGCGCTTGCATGGCTCAGAGAACGCGATGGCGCGTAACGATGTTGCCCTACGCGGGCGCGATAACCAGAAGAGCAAAGTTTACCGATGGGAAACCCGGATCACGAAGGGCTCGCACCACTTCGGCACCCTGGCAACCCTGGACGAGTGCACCGACTACCTGCGCCCGATCTGGCGTTCTGAGCGCGGGCGCTATGGGCTCGCTAGGGTTGCCATGCCTGCCATCGAGCGGCCCGCCTGGGGGCAGCGTAGCGCGATTGCGCACGACTGCCACAAGATCACCTTGCCACGCTGGGCGCGTAACCCGTGGGTGATCCTGCACGAAGCCGCGCACCGGCTCACGCCGGACGACGAGGGACATGGCCCGCGATTCGTCGGCGTCATGATCGGGCTCGCCTGTAGGCACCTGGGCTACGATGCGAATGACCTGATGGCGACGGCTGATGCAATGGGCGTGAAGTACCATGTGCGCAGCATCGGCAGCGTGCCTGTGATCGCACGCGGACCATCGGCGACGGTGGCGCGAGCGATACGCGACGAAGGCCCGATGACCGAGATGGACCTTGCGTGTTGGTGTGACCTGACCTACTTGCAAGTACGCGGTGCTGCGATGCATTTGATTAAGACAGGCCGAGCCCGATGGCTCAGAAAGAAATTAATTCTGATCTGATTGCGTTACGCCGAAACGTCGTGCTATAATTCGTCATCGCAACGAATTCTGAAAGACGCAAAATGAACGCTCTCACCGCCGCCTGCCCTAAGTGCAATCCCCTGTATCCCGAGCTTGACGAAGACGGCATCCCTTACACGTGTTATGCATGCTGCGACACCGGCATTGTGTCGAAGGATTACGCTGACGCTTACCTGCGTGACCTCGACGACGCTTGCGAATATCGCGTTATGCGTCCCGTCGTGAACGGCAAGCATCAGCGTCTCGACGGTGATGAATACGATAGCTGGTACGTCGCCGAGCCGCTGCTTCCCGCGTCGCTCTTCCCGAAGGCCCGCCGCGCCGCGCCGGTCTACGCTGCTGATCTCGAATTCGACGATCTGCCCTTCTAAAAAGAATTTGCACCGTTACGCGATAACCGCGCATAACGGTGCTATAATTCAGACTCACCAACAGAAAGACGCAAAATGTTTGACCTCAACCGATTCGCCTACAACAAGAATTCCCGCCTGCTGACCGCGAGCCTTCGCGACCTGGGCATGCGCACGCTGCCGCAAGAAGTCGAGATTCGCTCGCACCTCACCGGCCACATCGTCAAGTTCGTGTACGACAACGAAGCCGCCGAGCGTCATGAGTTCTGGGATGGCGAGATGGCTGAATACAAGCCTGTCGGCGAGTGCCGCGTCGCGAAGCTCGCAATCATCGCCAACTAAAAAGATTTTGCACCGTTACTCGATAACGGTGCTATAATCAAGCCTCACACAGAAAGCAGCAAATGAAAACCGCGAAAATCAATCAAGTCTTCGAGACGCTCAGTGGCGACACCGTCGAAGTCGTCATGTACGTCAACGGCGAGTACGCTGACCGCGCAGTCTCCGACAGCAACACGGGCGCGAAGCTCGCTGCCGAATGGGTTCGCGAAGATCATGCTGCGCTCGTCAAAGAAGTCGCCCGCTGCACACGCTACATCGCGCATCTGCGCGCATTCAACGATCCGATGCTTCACGCCTACGAAGATCGTCGCGCCGAAGCTCGCGCCGCCATCATGAACCTCATCACCGCCTAATCATGTCGATCCCTTTCAACGCAGGCTTGCTGCGCAAAGAAGCCAAACAAGCCGAGATCGAATCTCGCGTCAATGCGCTCTTGAACCTCAAGACCCTTGCACGGGTCGAGGGGCTCGCAGACGAAGCCGCAAAGCCGCACCGCGCAAGCCTACAGGCACAAGTGCTGTGCAGCATCGAACTCGGTGCCGTGGCGCAATGGCTGTCCGATCAGGACGAGAGCATTGACCCGGCTCGCATCACTGCAATCGCTCGTCAAGCTGTCATCAACATTCACAGGAAATACGCATCATGAGCGAGTTCGCAAACATCAAAGTCGCCGGACGCGCAACCATCGAAGACTGCGGTCATTTCCAAATCGAAGAGAGCGCCGTTCGCGTGTTCGCCAACACACCATTTCAATGCGCAGTGCAAATCCGCCATCACGGCGGCATCACGCACGGCGGACGTGGCGGCGTGAAGCGCAACATGCTCGCGACGGTGCAACTTGATCGCGCAGGACTCACAGAACTACGCGACGCGATTAACGCTTACTTGGAGACGAACAATGGCTGATTACGCAGGATGGCCCGAAGACATGCTAGGCAACATCTTCGATGGCATGATGAAGAACATCGCCGAGCGTCCCTATTGGGTCGGTATGGGCGAGAAGCAAGCATACGACGCAGTACGCAACGGGCGCATGTCGTTCGAAGACTTCGCAGCATGGCAGGTGTACCGCTTCGAAGAGATCGAACAAGCGAAGGCATTCGTCCACACTGGCAGGAGCAATCGAACATGAGCATCGTCGTCACCCACATCGCTGATATTCAGGTGATTTTAGTGGCAAGGACCCCACTGATCGGCGAATTAGTAGAGCAATGTGCTCTAGGGCAGATAAGCTTCGACGAACTTTGCAAGCGAGTTGCCGCTATGGGCTACAAGACCACATCACTGTACGAAATGGTAGCTCGATGACTGACGATCAAATCAAGCGCATCGTCATCCTGTTGCCTGTTTACAGTGACGATGCGAATTATGCCTATGAGATCAGGCTCGCACGCGCAGTGCTCGCCGCTGCGCACAAGACAGAAGTGCGCAGGCGACGCGACGATGACGAGACTAGCGCTTGCGCTTCGCCGCCGCCTTGCGTTTGACCGCGTAGGCAATGGCGACGGCTTGCTTCACCGGCTTGCCCGCCTTGATCTCGCTCTTGATGTTCTTCGTGAATGCCTTCTTCGATGTGGACTTCTTCAGCGGCATCATGAACCTCCATAGACACGACTGCGATACTTCACACGGTTCTCGCCTGGGCGCTTCACCGGCCTTGCGTGCGCCGCTTCGAGTTGGTCAACCTGTTCGCGCAGTGTCTTCGCGAGATGACCATCAGAGGCACGCTGTTCTAGCTTCGTCAGCATGTCGCTGAAGTCCGCCGCATCTTCGATTGCACGATTCATCATTTCCATATCATTCCTCGATAACCGGCTCAAGTTCGCCGATCAAATACCATTTGTCTTCCATGACGAACACTTGATAGTGAACGCCACAAAGTAGCTTCGTGAGTTCGTGCCACAGCATAGTCCCACCTGACAAAACACCTACGACCCTGAATTCTCCGAACTCGTTGACAAGCACCACGTTCTTTCGTGTCTTGCCTTGTATGCTTGCGAACCGTCGCCCTGTTCCATCGCCATACCGCAGCGTATTCCATTCGTCTTCATCTGGAATGACCTCCTGCAACTTAGCGAGAACATCGGCAACAGCCTTGTCGAGTGTGTCGCTCATATACTGCGCGATGCCAACAGCGACGCCATCCAGCAGGCAAGGCCCGCCGCCATCAGGTTGATGCGTCCTGTCGTCACGCCGAGTGCGGCAACAACAAACAGCACGAGCGCTGCGATTAAAAAGATAAGGCCAATCGTCATGATGTATCTCCTTCTACTACAAACCGGCTTTTTTGAACGCTTCGCTATGCTTCTTACGGAGATCGTTCAATGTCACCTCTTCACCTCTTGCGTTGCGGAGTTCATCGAAGGTCAAGCCCCCTTCGTTGAACAGTTTGGCCCGCTTCTCACCGAGCACTTGTATTTGTCTTTTCTCTGATTGATTGCCGAGCCATGTCTCATAGTCGGTCTTCGCAGGCACGCTGCCGTCCATACTCGCACGCTCACCCGGTTCGAACTCTTCGATGTCGACGCCTAACTCTTTCCATGATTTCGTGAGCATGACATAGGTCGAACGACATTGCCAGTGTAGCCGCCCAGGCCCAGCACCCCACGGGTATTCATGATCGACCGGCTTGTGATCGAGCGTGTAGAGCTTGTTGTCTCGCACCTGACACTCTGGCGTTGTGCGTGCGTCGAGCGTCGACAGCCATTGCAGGTTTCCGAGTATGTCTTCATTCGCTTTCGTCACACGATCTTTCGCGAATTGTGCGGTGTGAGAGAGTGCCGTGCGCGTGATCGCTGCGACCTCACGCCGTGAGCCTTCGAGCACACCGTCACGATACTTGTTCTCGCGTGTGCCGCGCAAGTCGCGCACGATCTGATCTGTCGTGCGGTTCTGTACGTAGCCGTCTGCGATGGTCCTGCGAATCAGCCGCGCCTTCGACTCTTCCTGATCCGCCATGAACTCAGAAAGCAATGCACCCTGGAACGGTCGAGACATCGCGCCCGCATACACCTGATTGATGTCGACGCGTGCGATGTCGATTGACGGCGGCATGTTCTTCGCGAGCATGCCCTCTTGAAATTGCAATTCAACAGCAGTGAGCCCCTTGATCTCACCGCGCAACACTTCATCGACCGATGCAAAGGCTTCGTGATTCATCACGCGCACACTCTCAAGCATCACCTCTAATCGCTTGATCGTGAAACGCTCTGGCGTCATGTATTCGAGCTTCTGCACAAGCTCAGAGAACAAGCCCGCATCGGCTCGATTGAGCATGCTGATAAGCCGCCGCACGACGTTGTCAGAGTACGCACGCAAGTCCACTGCGTGATCTATTTGCGCATCACGTAACGCGGTGTT